AGAGAAAGAAAGTCAGTTGCGTTTTGCGGCACGTCCCGGTTCCCTCACGGGCGGTTGGGGGCCTCCGAAGGACCCGCGGGCGGTGGGGGGGCGGGGCGGGTCGCCCCCTCTGCTGGGTGGCTGATGCGGTTGGGCCCAAGCAGGCGTTGGCGGTAGCTGGCCGGCTCGGCCGGTCCTCCGTTGAGGCAGACGATTTCCCCGCCGGCGGTCTCGGCAAACTGGATAGCGTAGCCTGGCGGCAGAAACGTCATGCCCGGTTGGGCGATCGTAATCTTGATCCGGGTTGGCTCCGTTGCGCTATGTTCGATCCGGACGTCGGACGCGATCCCGATCTCCTTCCCGTTGATTTCGATCAGGACCGGGCGGGGCTTTTTGACAAGGTGCATCTATCAGGCTCCTCTACGTTCAAAGACAGGGCCGGCCCGGCGAAAGGAAATGAAAGCCGGGCCGGCCCATCGCGCCACTCTTGCGGGGCCTATCCAAGCCCGGATATCTTGATTAGCCCCCAGCCGACACCGTACGCCAGCAGGGGCCACAGAACCCGGAGCCATTTCCAGATCGTAAGCAGGCTCATTTCTTCTCCGCCGGGGCTGCCGGCTCTGCTTCGTCTCGCCCCAGGATGCGTCGGGCCAGTGCCCTCGCCTCCGCCACGTCCTCGTGGAACGCCGCTCGGAGCTTCGCCGTCTCGCTAACGGGGCTCTGAATCCAGAGCGGATCTTCGCCGCCGGATCGCACGTAGTTGCGAACGTCCCTTACCATGTACTTCAGCAGCAACGCGAACGTCATCGCCACGGCCAAGACCAGCCCCATCCGCATCCAGCCGATTACTCCCTGATCGCGAACGCGGTCCTCGTACCAATCCTTCATGTACGCCTGGGCCTTCTCGATCTTTCCGGCGTCTTCGCCTACTTGCTTTTCGACGGCCGCCATGCGGGCCTCGACCCGTTGGCTGATCGTGCCATTCGCCTTGATCGAGTCGGCCACCTTCTGTTGCTCGGCGGCCACCTGGTCGACTTTCGTGTTGACGGCCTCGGAGATATCGACCGCGCCCTGGACGGCCTCGGCGAGCTTCTCCCGCTCGGCAGCGGCGGCAACGTCGGCCTCTTGCAGCGCGGCAATCTCGGCCGTGTGTTGCTCGATCTCCTCCGGAGGCACGGCCGGAACCGGAACCGGTTCCGGGGCCGCCCGATCGGTTCGGATCTCCACCAGCAGCGCGGCGACGTTGTCATTGAGCGAATCGAGCTTCGCGTTGGTTTCGCTCAGGTCGACCTTCGTCTCGACGTCCACGCTCGCCGGCGGCAGCGTCGGCCAGTTGTTTTGGTTTTGGTTCTGTTGCTGTTGCTGGGGTTGCTGTCCGCCGCCCCGCTGGTATCCCCATTCGCATCCGCCGCCGTTCGGGTCGCAGTACCCGCGACGCTGAAACAGAATCCCCGTCTCGGCCGTCTCGATCGAGGCGTTGATCCCGCCCCGCAAGGCCCGGCAGTAGGTGGCGATTCCCTGGGACTGGTCGGTCACGTTTCGCGTGTTGCGTTGCTTGAGCAGCCCAACCACATAGGTCCCCGTCTTATCAAAGATCGCCGAGCCGCTCCGGCCTTGCTCCGGGCCCGGACGGAAGAGGAGATTGCTGCCGGAGTAGCCGATCGCGTGGCCCCTCCAGAGGCTCGGCCAATGGCCCTCCGCGCATCCCACCGACAGGATCGTTTCGCCGGGTCGCACCACGTAATCCGCCGGTGCCGTCGGGATCGCCGGCGGCATCCGCCCTTGGAAGTGGCTCGCGTGCACGGCGATGATCGCCGCGTCGAGCCCCTTGTGGCGAAACTTGACCACGCCCTCCATCTTCCGGCTGGGGTGGCCGTCGCGATAGAATTGACACCACGCCCGCGGCCCGGTGGCCACGTGGTTGTTGGTCAGGATCCAGGCATAGCCGCCCGACACCTGGATACAACATCCGGTGCCGACGTCGTTCATCCCGTTGCCGGTCGGGGTCGACACCCGGCAGGTTGCGTCGATGCAGTCGCTCAACGCGCCTTCGCAGCACCGGCTACACAGCAGCATCACGGCAATGAAGCAAGCGGCCAACACCGCCGTCTTCAACACGTCTCGCAAAGTCGCTTCTTCGCGTTTCATCGTTCGAGCCTCCTGTAGGAAATGGTGGACGGTAAGTTTTCGTGGGTTGGGTTTTGAGTCATTTCTGGCGGATTCTCGGGCCGTGGCAGCCGCGGCGGACCAGGGCGCGGCAGAGGCGGTTGGGCGACCAGGCCGAGGCGTTGCGGGTGCGGAATTCCCCGATCGACCGCAACGCGGCGGGGACCAGTTCGGAGCAGTAGAGCGCGGCAAGGCTCTCCGGGCTCCGCAAGATCAGACGTCGAACCCAGCCGCAACAGGCCCCGCGGGCGCGGACGGCGCCGAGGTAGTCGTAGGGGATGCGGCGGCGGGCGAAGGCGCGGAGATAGGCCGCCAGCTTGGCGGCGGAATGCCGGGTCACCGATCGGGCGATCGGGTAGCGGTAGACGCGGCCCCGGTAGGCCTCGATCGTGGCCTCGATCTCGTGGGCCTGCATACCCTCGACCGGCTCGCCGGCAAACAGGCAGGGGGCGGGGCTATCGTGGCGGGATTCCCATAGAACCAGGCGGTCGGGGTCGTCCGAGTGCAACGGCGCGACGATCGCCACATGGGAAATGTCGATCAGCGGGCGGCCCCAGGTGGCCAGGTTCACCAGCACACCCAGCCAGCATCGACCAGAAAAACCCAAAACGTCCCCGGCGTGCATCCCGTGGGAGGGGACGTTTTGGGCGTTGGAGGGCGGATTTTGGCCCAAGAAACGATCCGGGGGCGGCGTCGGCATAGTAAGATGCCTCACGTCGCCCCCCGGCCCGACAGTCTCAACTCGGGGAATTGTAGCGGGGGAAGTGGGGCGTGGGTAGGGGGTGGCGGAAGTTTGAAGGGTGAAGTTTGAAGGGTGAAGGGTGAAAGTCAGCGGGCGGCGGAGAAATCGGGCTTTCTTCCGCGGTGTTGGTAATACCAGTGCATTAGCTGGCGTTGTTTCGGCGGGGTCCACCCGCGGGCGGCCTGGTCGGGGGTTATCGCGTTGTGTTGCAGGGCGTCGAGCGGATGGAACCACATAGGGCAGGCGGGTATCCCGTGGGACTCGACGAATTCGCAGCGGTCCCAGTCGTCGGCGGGCGTCCCGGCGTAGCCGCACAGGACCAGGGACCGGATGGACTTTTTGCGGATTCCCGCGGAGCGGAGGCGGTCGACGGCGACGGCCCAGTCGTCGCGGTGGGCGTCGTGGTCCAGGGCCAGCCGCACAATCGGCCGATGGATACGGGCGATTTGCGCGGCGTGGAAGTCGGTCAGCAGCCGGGCGTCGAGGCCCTGGTTGAAGTCGGCCCATCCCCATCGGACCAGGCGGTCGACGACCCGTTCGACGTGTTGGGGGCTGGCGGCCAACAGGTTGTTATCGCAGATCACCGGGCCGTCGGGCCAGTCGAGCAGTTCGCGGAATTCCCCTTCGATCAGTCGGCGGCCGATCGCGCAGAATTGGCAACGGTTGGGGCAGCCGATCGTGGTTCGCGTGGCGTAGCGGTTCGCGCGCTGCAGCACCCCGGGCAGATCGTGGCCGATCGTGGCCGGGGTGTCGGCCAGGTAGTCGGGCATCAGTTCCACGGCCGGGCCGCCGACGATCCAGCGCGAAACCGTGAAATCCCGTTGAAGAATCCGGGCCTTGGCCGCCGGCAGCAACCACGTAAACGGGACCGACATATAGCCGACGTCGCCTTCGTTCCAGGTCAGCAAGTCTTTCGGCCAGGTGGTCTTCATCATCTATCGTCTCTTGTGGCGGTAGGATCCTATCGCCGTTTTCGGCGTGGAGGTCCGGACCGCCATTTCCGGCGGTGGAGTACTCCTCTTTCACTCTTCACCCTTCACCCTTCACCTATCCTGAGTTTTCCCGGTAGTCCATTTCGTCGCGGAGTTCGGCCAGCCGGCCGTCGGCCGCGGCGGCCAGGATCTCGTTCGGCGGTCCGGGGCACGCGTCGGGCGGGTCGAATTCGCCCAACAGGGCCAGGGCTTCGCGGGTCTCGTCGTAGGCCCGGACGATGGCGTTGCGAATTGCGACCGTGTCGTCGGTGGCCGCGGGGTAGGTGGCGACGTCGGCGGCCGATAGGTGGGCCCGGGCCTGTTTCAGCGATCGGACCAGCGCGGCCCGGGCGCGGGCGGCCGGGTCGGTCGGGATGGCCGAGTGTTGGGGCGTGTTCATGGAAGTTTGAAGGGTGAAGGGTGAAGGGTGAAGGGGGAAACGTCCTCTTGGCTCATCGCTCTTTCGCCTTTCGTTGTCGCTCTCGCGGGCGGCGGCGGAAATCGGCGTTGTGGGTGTGGATCCAGCAGCCGTTCCAGGCGAGGTAGTCTCGGCCGAAGCGTTCGGCAACGGCGGCCCGGACCGTCGGCAAGGCCAAGTCGTGGCCGGCCGCGATCCCGTCCGGCTTGAGCTTTGGCATCCAGGCGGCCAGGTCGGCCAGCAACGCGGGGGTCGAATGGTCGGCGTCAAGACAAAGGAAGTCGATCGAGCGGTCGGGGAAGGCCCGGGCAACGTCGAGCGATCGGCCGACGATCGGCGTCACGAATCGCTCGACGTCCAGGGCGTCCAGGTTGGCCCAGAAGGCCGACAGGAGGCTTCCCCCGTGTTCGGTCACCGTGGCTTCGTGTTCGGGGTTCCCCGGCGTCCCCTCGAACGTGTCGACGGCCGACAGCGCGATCGTCTTCCCCGATTCGCGGATCAGTTCGCCCATCATGCAGGCGGAGCGGCCCAGCCAGACTCCCACCTCCACGAAACAGGCCCCGTCGTCGGCCCAGTCGACCACGTCGCGGTAGAGCCATTCGAGGTTGCGGGACCAGCCGGGGATGTCGCGCCAAGAGGCTGGAGGGTCGGGGGTCATGGGCATTGGGAAATCCAAAGGGTAAGGGTTTGATTGATGAGTGCTGATTGTTGAAGTGGTACTTCCCTCGACAATCAACAATCGCCGATCAGCAATCGTCAATCTCTTTGTGGCTCATCGCTCGGAAACTCTTGCATCCTCAGCGGCGCGGGCCATTCGGCCGGGTCTTTCGAGACGCGGCCACCGACCGAGAGTTGTTTGATGAACAGGGGCACGCCGTGGGCGATCGCCCAGGCGGCCGTGTAGTCGACCCATTCGAGCGGACAGGGCCGGCGGTTCGGGCCCGACTCGCAACCGATAATCAGCCAGTCGAGCGGGTGACTGTCCGCGGACGACGGCTTGGCAGGGCCGACCGATCGGCCGTCGAGCAGGTCGACCTTGCGGAAGTCGATCGGCGTTAGCAGCGGTTCGGCCGAGACGAAACGACGCGCGGCGGGCACCCGCAGCAGGTGGGCCAGTTGGCCGACGTTGGCCTGGGTCTCGACCGTGCAGCCGACCCAGACGTTTGCCGGCCAGCCGCCACTCCCCCAGCGTTCCGACCACAGCGGGGCCAGCAGCGGCCGAAAGTTCTCGGGGCGTTTCGTGAGAATCAACCAGGTCAGGTTGGGCGTGTCCTCGATCAGCCGCACCGTATCGCGGCGCGGCTGGACCAGATCGGGGTGGTCCTCGAGAAAATCGCCCATCGACTGCAAGAAGACTTTGTCGCGGCGGCCGGCGGCCTCGGCGGACCGGTTCCATTTCAGCGGCTCGGCGTAGGCCCCCGGCCCGCGGATTTTGCGGGGCGAATCGCCCCAGCAGTCGTGGCCGTAGCGGTGGCTGGTCGCCGCGGCGTAGCAGTTTTCGCAACCCCGGCGGCCGGGCAGTTTTTCGCAGCCCCACCAGGGATTAAAGGTGTGGTCGGTCCAGCCGATTTTGGAGTTGGCTCCCATTGGCGTCTTCCTTTCGGGCCATGAGCGGTAATTCATCAATCAGCAATCAGCAATCGGCAATCTTCAATCCGTTTGCTGTTCGTCGTCGGCCCCTTCCTTCTCGGTCACATCGACCACGCAGACGGCGGCGCGGCCGACCACGGCAACCGGGTGGGCCCACTTCCCGGCCGGCTCCGGGGTCCATCGCACGGCACAGAACAACGCGGCAAGCTGGCGGGGATCGCAAACGGTACGAATGATCTTGTGGCCGGCTTCGTCGCGTTCGTCCAGGTTGCGGATCACGTCGGCGGCGTCGAGCATTTCGCGAAGCGTGTACTTCGACAGGTCGGGCGGGTCGCCGGCGGGCCGCATTTCGTCGTCGGCCGCGTACATCGAGTGGTACAGGCAGGCTGCGTTGATCTCCTCGGCCCGCTGGCGGTCCATGGAAGTTGGAAGGGTGAAGGGTGAAGGGTGAAGGCCGGCGGCCTTGGCGCAGGCCATTTCGGCGATTCGCTCGGCGGCGTTGATGACGGTATTCGATAGCGTGGTGGCGGCAATCGCGCAGTCGGCCAGGTGGTCCGTCGGCTCGGCTCGCTTCTCGCGGGCGCGTAGTTCGCGGACCAGGTCGGCCGTCTGGCTCATCACGTCAATCGGGCCTTTGTGGCTCGCCAGGCCGGCCACCTCGGCAAGGGTGGTCGCGGCGGCGCTGAGCACCCCGGCATGGGCCCGGGCTCGGTGGGCGGCCTTCGCGGCGGCCGTGGCCACGGCGTCGTTGCGTTCGGACAACTGGCGTACCATGGCGCCCAGTTGGCGGACCAGGTCGGCCGGGTCGACGAGTCCGTTGTCGTCGGGCGTGGCGTCCAGGCTTAATATCTCCACGGCGTCCAGTAGGGCGTTGCACGTCCGGGCGTAGCATGTCACCCGCGCGGCCGCCTGGTCGATCAGGTCGTCGGGGATCTCGCCTTCGGGGTCGACGCCCATGGCTTCGGCCAGGCGGAGCGTTTGTTCGGTCACTTCGCGGAGCCGAACGAATTCGACGGGGACAAAAGCGGCCGCTTCCAGTTTGGCGGTGGCATTTTCGCTGAGCATGGCGGTTTCCTTTCACTCTTCAAACTTCCCGTTTTCAAACTTCAAAAAGCCGGCCCGGGTCGGGCCTGGGTGGGGGCGACAGGTTACCGGTCCCCGGGCCGGCGGCTACGATCAGAGGTTAGGTCTCGTCGTCGACCTCCGTGTTGTCGGGGAAGAGGTCGGGCACGGGGGCCTCGTCCACAATGGCCGTCGGGTCCGGAGCGGCCGGCTGAGGCCGGCTGGGCTCCGGCGGCGTCCCAGCGATCGTGGGCGACTCCGAGGATGGACGGATATCAAAATAGATCCCGGCCGGCTTCACGACCGGGCGGTAGCTGCGGGGCTGGTCGCCGGGGGCCAACAGGCGGGCGAACCAGGTCTCGTCGGCCGGGCGAAGCTGAAAATGGCCGGCGGCCACGGCACCGGCCGAGTCGGCGATCGTTCCGCGGGTCGGGTTCAGCGGGTAACCGTCCATCGGGTTCTGCACGCGGACGATTCGCAGCGTCTGGCCGTTGATCGACTCGAGCTTCAGACAGTCGCCGACCTGGAGGTGGTAGGTGGCCGCAAGTGATTGAGCGATATTGAAACGGAGGTAGTCGCCTCCGCGGTTTCGGCCGCGCGAGATCGTCAGCGGGGCGGCCGGCGTGCGGCGGCGGTGGCGTCGGGGTTTTCCGATGGCGGTGGCGGTCTTGGTATCGGTACTCATGGGTCGGGGTTTCCTTTCTTGAAGTGGTGGGGAGAAAGCGTGATTGATGATTTCCGATTGATGATTGTTGATTGTTGAAGTTGGAGCTTCGCGTTCTTCCTTCGTCAATCGACAATCGGCAATCATCAATCGTCAATCCGTTTCTGGCTCACGGCTTCTCTCGGCTCCTTGCGGTTGGCGTCGTCGCGGACGATCGGCACGCAGCGCGGGGCGTCGATCGCCAGGGCGACCTTTCCGGATTTACGGGGTTTCAGCACAGTGACAACGGCGTTCCCGATCGTCACGGACTGGCCAGGTCGTCGGTCGATAATCAGCATGAGTCGGTTTCCTTTCCGGTGGTTGGGATTCAGACAACGGCCTCGTCGCGGGCGGCGCGGTCGGCCGGGTCGAACAGGGTCTGGCCGGTGGCGTAGCGGGCGGCCAGGACGCGGATCTTCTCGTCGGTTCCCGGCTGGGCCTCGGTCGGCTCGGTCGCCTCGGCGCGGTACTCGTTCTCCCGGCCTACGGTGGCGGCGAATCGGGCGCGGTCGGTGAAGCAGAAGCCGGGATAGCGGCGGTTGGCGGCCCAGGTCAAAATACCCTGGAGCTTGTGGAGGTCGCCGGCGGCGACGATGCGATCGAGCCGGGCCAGTGTGCGGGCGTCGTTCGCCGCGCGGGCGGCGGCCCGGAGGCGGACGGTCAGCCGGCGAAGCGTGCGGCGGCGGGTCCGGTCGATCTGGTCGCGGTCGAGCCGGACCGTCGAAAGCGTCGGCTGGCCCTCCTCGTGGGATCGTTTTGGCATCTTTGGTTTCCTTTCGTGGTTGGGGCGTTGTCAGGCATCCGAGGGGATATCAAAACTCCGCGGGGCGCCCCTGCCCCTGGGCGCCCCGCGGCGGTGAGCGGACTACGGGGAGCCGTAGTAGACGGGCAGGTCGACCTCTTCGGCGGACAGCACGGCACCGATGCGGGTGCGGATGTCGGCCTGGTGGTCGTCGACGGCGGCGCGGAGCTCGGTCTGGCTCGGGGAGAGCCGGACCGTCTGGGCGGTGGTGTCCAGGGTAACCAGCACGCCCACCCCGTAGGCGTTCCGCTCGCCGGCCACGTCGTAGACGGGCACGGTCAGCCGGAGCTCCTCGGGGATGTCGGTCGCCTGGGCCACCTCGGCCTCGACGCCGTGGCCCAACGACTCGCGGCCGTGTTGGACGGTCCCGGCGGTCTGGTCGGTCCGGGCCCAGGTGAGCGAGCGAAACGGCGCGGCCAGGTCGGGCCGCTCGCACTGGACGCGGAGGAAATCGACCACCTCCTTCTGGCCCATCGCGGCCCGGTTGCGCTCGAAGGCCATGGCGCAGAGGAGTTGAAACACCTCGGCCTGGGGTAAGTCGAGCGTGACCCGGTCGCATCGGTAGCCGTCGTGGTCCAGGATCAAGACCACGGCCTCGGGCCCGTGGTAGATCGCCGGGGTGTGGGCCGGCGTCTGTTCGTCGGGGCCATCAACGCAGGTCTTCGCGGCCCGGACGGCCCAGGCGGTCAGGTCGCACAGGGCGTTGACCGTGTGGGCCCGGGCGGGGATCGGGCGGGGGTTGCCGACCAACTCGCCGTTGTAGGCGGCAACAAGCTGGCGTTCGTTGCTCAGGGCGTGGATCGTCTCGGGCTTCTTGGCCCGGGACTCCATCGCGGCGATTTCCTGGATCGCCTTTTCGGTCAGTTCGGACATTCTTGGTATTCCTTACGGGTTGGAAAATGTGGGGTAGTGTAAACGTGTAAGAGGTGGTCGGGGTTAGTCGACGTCGTGGACGTCTTCCTCGGTCGCTCCGTCAACGGCGGCGTGGCCGTCCAGGGTGCGTTGTCGGGGGTTTTTCAGTTCGTCCTCATTGAACTGCAACAAGCCCTGGTGGGTGGCGGCCATCGTGTAGTCGCGGGTCTGTTGCGTGGGGATGGTCGTCTTGAACTGGAAGGCGACCTTCACGCCGGCCAGGTAGACGGCCTGGGTCTCCTCGTCGTGGTCGGCCACCGGCCAAAGTTCGACCTGCATGACCACCTTGCGGTGGCGGTCGTCGCCGGGTCGGTCCTGGCAGTCGCGTACCGCCTGGGTCAGACGTTGCAGAAACGCGGCGGCCGGGCGGCCTCCGTCCAGATCGTGGAGCGATTCAAGATTCAACGGCTTGATGGCCATCGTTGGCGGTCCTTTTCGTGCGTGGGGTCAGGTCGAGGCGGGCCAGGGTCGGCCCGGGGAGACGTTTGCGGATCATGCCGAGATAGAGCCGGCCGGGTGAGGCGCGGATCCGGCCGGCCTCGCGGGCGGACCGGACGGACTCGGCACAGTGTTCGACGTCCTCGAGCGCGGCGTCGTGGTCGTAGACGGCCTCGGCGATCCGGCGGTAGATGGACGGGTCGGTTTCCGAATCGGCCACGGCCCGGGCCTGGTAGTCGACCAGGGCCTCCTTTTGACCGCGGAGTTGCTCGGCCTTGGTTCCGGCGGCTTCGACGATGCGGGCGCAGTCGGTTGCGCTGAAGGGGACCGGAACGTGGCGCCCATGGTCCATGGTGTCTATGGTTCCATGGGTATGGGATAATCGAAGATTATCCTTTTCTATGTCCATGGGGGATCGCGGGGGTTTTCGTCGTTTGGCCGGGGGGTGAGTTACGAAAACCCCCGGGGGGTTTGTTGCGTTTTCCTCGGGATTGGCGCGTTTTTGCGAAAACCCCCGCGGGGGTTTTTGCGCAGAAACCCCCGCGGGGGTTTTCGTCGTTTCGGCCGGCTCCTCCGGGGGGAAAGTTCGTTGGGCCGGTTGGTCCTCTTCCACGGCCAGCGGCAACCGTTGCTGGGGGTCCGGCCGTTCCTCGCGTTGGCCGGGGGCTGGCTGGTAGACGTAGACCTGGTAGACGCCGCGGCGGGAGCGGTCCACGACGTCGACCAGGTCGGCGGCGGCCAGCGCGTCGAGCCAGTCGCGGGCCGTTCGGGCGTCCCGTCCCAGCCGGGACGCCCAGGCGGCGGCCGTGGTCACGACATGGCCCGGCCGGCCCCCGGCCAGGTCCCAAAGGTCCAGGAAGGCGAGCTTCACGGCCGGGCCGATCGAGCGGGAGGCCAAGAGCGGGCGGAGTGGGTCGAGGTCAGTCAACGTGTCTTCCTTGCGTGCAACGGCTGTCGGGAGTATGGGGACCGGAAGAAGCGAGCGCGGATCAAGCGGGCCAGTATTGTTCGATCTGGCCGACCAACTCCTCGGCCATGTCCGTGCACGCATCGTCCTTCGCGACGGCCACGGCGGCCTCGGTCACGAGGGCCGCGTCTTGCGTGCGGATCGCCTCCCGGGAGAGCCGGGTGGCCTCCTCGTCGTGTTGCTTGCCGATCTGTCGGACAACGGTCAACAGGCGGCTCTTGGCCGTCGCGGGGCTGGGCTTGCGGGTTCGTTTCTTGGCCATGGTGGTTTCCTTTCAGGTAACGGGGTCAGGTGTAGCGGAGGATGCGAATTCCACGGGTCACGCCCTCATCGCGTTCGATGTAGCCCTTCTTGGCCAGGGCTTCGAGATGGCCGACGGTCGCGCTAATGTGCACCCCAAGCCGGCGGGAGATTTCGCGGATCGTCGGCGGATAGCCGCGGTCGGTGAGCGATTCCCGGATGATCTCCAGGACTTCCGCTTGCCGGTCGGTCAGTGGGGAAATCGTTGTGCTGGCCATGTTTGATCGTCTCGCGTAGTGGCGTTCAGTGGTCGACTGTGCTGGAGTCTACGGGAGACCGTCGGGGCGATGTCGAAATAAGGTGACGGCGTTGCAACTCGTGATGATCCCACGACTTGAGAGCGGGGCGCGTCAAAAGCCCCCTTGAGTTCCCCGGCGACATTTCGGCGACCTTCCGGCGAGTCGGCGAAACTGGCGATCTAAGAAAATCTGAAGAATTCCAGAATTCCCAAATCGGCCCGGATCGGCCGCCGTCACCTTAGCCGTCACCTGGGCCGGAACTAACAGCCGCCGAAGGCACTTAGCGAGAAGAGAGAGGGCCCGTCCCCGCCGAGTTTCCTGGCGAGTTCGGGCCCAGTTGGGCATCCAGATTTGACTGGGGGTCAAAAGGTCGCTGGTTCGAATCCAGTCGCCCCGACTTGTAACGTTCTTTGACAACTCGACTTACGTTGACGGATTTTCCTCGGATTCGTTGTCGGAGGGCCCGCCGTCACCTAAACCGTCACCTTGCGCCCAGATTTGGGCCGCCAGGTCGTCGGCCTCGCGGTGATGGTAGTTTCGTCGTGTTGTCCGCGGGTCCTTGTGGCGTTGCCATTTGGCCAGGTCGATTTCGGATAATCGATCGGCCAAACGCATCGTCAGGGCACGTTTCCCGATGTCGTGGGAAGTGGCCTTCTTGCGAACGTCGGACTTTTCGCCCGTTTCCGGATCGATCTTGGTCCTGGACTCCAGGGCGGTGATCACGCCGGCCTTGACGCCGATCTTCGCTACCACCTCGCCGGCCCAGGTCTTGGAGACCTGGCGGGCCCGGCCTCGGTCCTTCTTGTTGCGGCTGGCCAGCAGCGGAAAGACGCGGCCGTGGCGAAACGGGTAAGGCGTGGCGTCGATCAGGGCCCAGAATTCGGGCGTGATCGGCTGGTATTGCTGCTTCCGTCGCTTTTGGCCGCGCTTGGCGAACCGGACCATCGGGTACCGGCCGCCAAGGTACAAGCTTACGTTCGTCGAGTCGTCCCAGGATAGCTCCCAGAGTTCTCCCAATCGAAAACCGGACTCCCAGAGCCCCCGAAGAAAATGCTCCCACTGGGCGGCGTCCCTCGTGCGTACCTTCGGGACGGCCATCAGGATCCGCTCGAATTCCTCCAGGGTGATCGGGCGGCTCCGCATGTCGTCGCCGTCGCCCCCGTCGATTTCGATTGCGACCCGTTGGGATAGCAGGCCGATTCGATGGGCCCAGTTCAACGCGACCCGTAGGGTCTTGAGATAGGAGGCGATCGTCGCGTCGCTGACGATTTCGGTCTTCCGCTCGAGCTTCTTGCGGAGCTTCGCCGTGAAGCGGGAAATTGACGAGGAATTCACCTCGTCCAGGAATTGGGGCTTCATCAGGTCGGCGTAGTGGGCCCGGACCGTGCCCCAGGCGTTGCGGTAGCCGGGTGACTTCGAAGCGAGCCGCTCGGTTTCGTAGCGATCGCAAAATCGGGTCCAGGTCACGTCGACCGAATCCTCGCCCAGCAGGCCGAGTTTTCGGGAAAGCTCGATTGCCGCGTCGCGGGCCGGCCCTTCGGTCGTACAGCCGGTCGATTGCTGGTGGGAGTCGCCGGCCTCGTCCGTGTACCGTAGGACGTAGTAGGGCCGGCTTCGGGTCGGCCGAAGCAGACTCACCCCGGGGTGGAGAGTGACGCCCTTGCGGCGTCTTACTCGTCGTCGCCGTCTTCGCTTGGCCATTCGTCTTGGTTCCTTTCAATGAAACGGTGGAATTCGGCCCCGGAGATCAGGCGTTTCTGCTGGCGGGTCTTCTGGAAGTAGCGGAGCCCCCGGGGGCCCTTGTAGTAGCCATTGAGTTGATCCTCACTGATGTTCAGGATTTGTAGGATCTGCTGGTCGGTGTAGACTCGATCGGCGTGAATCGTCCCGTCGTAGTTCATTTGGTTACCTGTCTGCTTTAGGGGGTTGACAGGTCGCCAGAGACCGACTAGGATTGCGCGTACAACTCACGCGGGGTCGTCTGGCGGCCCTTGTGAAATGCCGAGTCAGGGACTGGTGTGCAAAGCTAACCCCTGGCCAGGCAACGGTTTGCGGGGGCCATCGGCGGCCCCCTTTTCTTTTGCCTACGCGATCAATCCATAGGCCCTCCCCGCCGGTCTTGGCGTTGGGGTGAAGCCGCGCAGACGCTCAGCGCGGCGGGAATCCAGGGGAAAAAGAGAGCGGCGCGTTACGCGCCGAGAGAATACATCCGTGGATGGCCCGTGCATGGGTTTCGTCGCTTCTGCACGTGGTGCGTTGCGGATCGGGCCTCGACTGCTCCAACAGTCGGGGCCCACTTTTTTGCGCAACGGATTCAGGTTTTGCCTGAATATACGGCGAGAAAACCGATCTGTAAACCCTCGCATGGCACGGAGAATGGACCACGTCCCGATCGACGGTGCATCTGGCTGCAGCGGGACACCGGCGGCCGCCTGGCCGGTTCGGTCATCGTGATTGTGAGGATTAGTGTACGCATGAACAGTACACAATGTCAAGAGGCCAAACCGCACAATCCGCATAATCTGCCCCGGGGGTGCCAGCCAGGATGCCACTGCAACGCCGGATACCGCCGGGAGCCTCGACTCCCAGCGGCTCTGTTCGGGCCCTCTCAGGAAGACCCCGGCACGGTTGCCCGTACACGACCGCGTTGCCGCGACCGAACGCCGAAACCGCCGAGAGCCGAGGCTCCCGGCCTGAGAGAGTTTGAACACCCGAATCCTGACGCGATTCGTGGCATTTGTCAAGCGATTGCCGCGGCGACTCGACCGGTCGGGCAAGGCGTACCGGCTGGCTGTTGACGGAAACCCCCCGAGATTACAAAACATTTACATGGCGGGATTTGCAGTGCGGGGCGTCGGTTGGTACGATCGGGCCATGCCGTGGATGTACGATCCGCCGCCGGGGCGTCTGGTCGGCTATGCCGCCTTCCTGGCCGTGGTCGCGATCGTGGCGGGCATCGTGGAGTTGATCCGGTGGATTGTCGGGTAATCGAAGGGAGGCCGTTGTGAGCAAGCTGGGCGTAATCGTCGTGGGAGTGGCGTCTGGGGCGGGCGGGTTGTTTCTGGGGCTGGTCTTGGCGCTGGCGACCGAGTCGACCGATCAGGAGAAGATCGACCAGGCCGTGGCCGAGGCGGTCGCCGGACCGGAGGCGCGGTGCAAGGAGCTTCGGGCGGAAGTGGCCGAGGTTCGCGCGAAGTTGGCCCAGGCGGAGCAGGCGGCGGAGACCAAGGAGCCCGACGACGCGGCCAGGCGGGCGGCGGAGACCGCGCAGCGGTTGGTGGGGATCACGCCGCTACGGGAGAAACAGACGAGCGTGGAGTTCGGCGGGTCGATTACGCTCGATTCGGTCCGGATCGATCTCGAGCGGGCCGAGAGGGCCGAGGATGGAACGGTCCGGGTCTTCTGGCGGCTGGCCAATGTTTCCGAAGGGGAGGTGTTCGAGCCGGAAACGCTCTTCTTGGCCTATGACAATTTCGGGAACCAGTGTGACACGAGTTTCGTTAAGCTGGTCGACGGCGGAGGCATCCCGGAACTTAGGCCAGGCGAGTTCGTGAACCTGGCGTCGACGATCACGCCGAAGATTGCGACGGCCACCTCGTTTGACGTTCGGGTCTGTCAGCGGTCGACCGTTCGGCAATACGACGTGACGGACGGACCTGATTGGCATTTTCGGATCACCGCGGCGGAGCTAGCGGAGTAGTTCCGCCACGTCGACGCCTAGGGCGGCGGCCATCGCGTCGAGGGTTTCGAGGCTGGGGAGCTTTCTTGCGGTCTCGGCGTCGGACCAGGTGGCCTGACGCAGCCCGGCACGCTCGGCGGCGGCGGCCTGGGACAACCCGGCCGCGGTGCGCAGGGCGGCCAGGTTGGCGGCGACTCGGTCGCGGGCCGTGCGGGGGCGTTTCTTGCGGGGCATTACTCGCAATCCTTTCGAGTTCGGTGGCTCGTTATTCTTCGCTCGGCGGTTCCAACTCGACGCCGAGTAGTTGCTCCAGTTGCTCAATCCACTCGGCGGTTGGCCGGAGGTGGCCGCACTCCCAGCGGTTCAGCGTTTTGCGGCTGATGCCGAGGCGTCGGCAGGCCTCGGCTGCCGACCAGCCGATCGCCTCGCGCGCGTCGCGGAGTCGACTCGGCAAGTCGGGCTCCAACAATCCGGCCCGGCGGAGTTTGTCGCGGACGAGGCCGCGGATTTGCCGCTGCGCGGCCAGTACGCGATGGTCGATCTCTCGCAGCAACTCGCCCACCTGGTATCGGCTCGTGCCGCGCCGGCAGACGGCCAACACCTCAAGGCCCGGGATCGCGTGGACCATCACGCGGTGGCCATAGCGTCGGATTTGGTAGGGCGGTTTGTTGGGCATGGCCATGCAAATAGGCCGCAGCGCCGCCGGCCGCACGGTGCGACTGGTGGCGGCGCTGCGGGAGAGTGTTAGTCGTCCAGCCTAGTGACCGTGAATTCGCAGCCCTCGGCATCACGGCCGCAAGCCTCCTCGCTGCCAGCAACCACCGACGCAACTGCCTCTTTCAGCGCGGAGTCTGCATCGCCTGGCAGGTCGGCCGCGGAACCCTCGTAGATCGTTTGGTCACCCTCGTTGACGAGAATCATACATGGGCGCTTGTCCAGCTGGCAATCCTCGGGGTAGAGTTCTTCGACTTCGCGGGCGGCCTCTTCCTCGTCGTCGACCTGGTCGAGCCCCAGCGCGGCGTAGTGGTCGCGGCTGATTTCCAGCGAATCGAGTACGGCGGCGTAGGCGTCGAAGCCGCCGACCAGGTCGCCGGGGAGGAGGATCGGCGGGATCAGGTTGGGATTCTCTCGCCATTGCGGCAGACTAACGCCGTCGACGGCGCCGAGCTTGATATTGTCGGCCAGGTCGCGGAGCTTGTAGACCTTGATTTCGCCGTACTTCGTGGTCGCTACGGTGGCAGTTTTCATCGTTCGGTTTCCTTTCGATTGGGGTTGGTGGATTTACTCGCAGAGTTGGGCGACGTGGGACCGCCAGGCCATCGAACCGACGATGATCTCGACATCCCAGGGGCCCGCGTTGCCGCGGTCGGCGGCGGCCATGTCGCGCTCGGGGGTGGCGGGGACCAGGTGGTCGGCCAGGCGGAGCGTTCGGCCGTCGCGCTGGTAGTATTCCGAGCCGCTTTCCGATTCGTGGGTCAGCGCCCAGCCGGCGGCCAGCAGATCGGCACGGGCGGCGGCCCAGGCTTCCATTAGGGCCGTTTCCTCGGCCTGGCGGGCCTTCCAGCCGGCCGCCTCGCGGTTGCGCCGCTCGTTTCGCTCGGCGGCCACGCCGCGGACGGCATCGAGCAACTCGTCGGCTGTGCAGCCGAGGCCGGCCGCCTCGCGGTCGATCCGGGCGGCGAAGGCGGCCTTCGTCTTGCGGTTTTGGATCTTGGCCAGCTTGGCGGCCGTGTTTCGGATGGCGTTGGTTCGCGTGTTGGTCATTTGCTCGTTTCCTTTCGTTCGCCCCACATTCTTATTATACGGCAGAGCGTATAGAAAGGAAGAGGAAAAACCGAATCGGGGCGAAAAAAGACGATACGCTAAAGCGTATGGCAGCAAGGGGTTACGGCGACGCGAAAAAGTATTTTCGAGAAAATTCGGCCGGTGAGGGCGAACGCACTACAGGGGGAAGGAAACCGCCGAGACGCGAAGGGACTCGCTTCTCGCCGTTATCCTTTCTGGGGTATCTGATTGATGATTGATTGTCGAGGGAGTTCGCTCGCCTGTCTTCCTTCATCAATCAGCAATCGCTAATCATCAATCGTCAATCTCTTCCTGGCTCGTGGCGTCGCGCGCGATCAAGGGCGGCGAGTACGGTCTCCACAATCAGCCGCGGGTCGAACAACTCGCGGGCTCGATCGCGGATCGGATTGAGGTCCCACTCGTGGAGGTCCTCCACGGCGGAAACGACGGCCGCCGCGTCGGCCAGGTCGTCGATGTACAGGCCGGTTTGGTCGGGCTCGATCCAGGGGGCGGTCGAGCGGTGGCCGATGACGGGGCAGCCGGACAGCAGGATCTCAGCCAGGGCCAGGGGGCCGTGGTCGTCGGCGGAGAGGTAGACCGCGGCGCGGCTCTGACGGGCCAGGGTCAAGAGCGTGTTGCGGCTGTGGGTCCCGTATCGCAGCACCACGGCCCGGGGCCAGCGGTCGCGCAGGGCGGTGACCAGGTCGTCGTAGGGGCCCGATTTGTAGTAGATCAGCAAGGGGAAGAACGGCAGGGTTCCCAGGTCGGGCGGCTCGGGCCAGACGGGATAGGGGACCGGGCAGATCTCCGCGGCGTTGTGTTGGCCCAGGCCCCGGCGGATGCAGTCGGCATACTCGGGCGTATGGCAGAAGATGAGCCGGCAGGTCGGGGCCCGGGCGATCGTCCGCTCGTGGCGGGTGGCGTTGGGACGGACGCGGTTCACCCAGAGCATGTTGGGGCCGATGATGAACGGCCGGCCGGCGGTCGCGTCGCGGGCGGCGGCTCGGGCCTGGCCGGCGTTCCAATACCAAGGGATCGCGGTATCGCAAGCGGAGGCCGCGATCGAGAGCCATTCGGGCAGGCCGAACTTCTCGAGGTAGTGGACCAACCCGGCCATCCCGACGGCCGGCCCGCGGCGGATCTCGCCTTCGGCCGGCGGGGAGTAGATCAGGCGGACGGTGGAAGGGTGAAGGGCGGTCATGGAAGTTTGAAGGGTGAAGGGTGAAGGGTGAAACATCGGGCGAAATCGGCCATTTTTGCGGGCCTCGGGGTAGGGTTTCGGGGGCAAATGTCGGGTTTTATGGTCCGGAGAAAGGGCATTTTCGGACCGAGGGGGTGATTTTGCAGGAGGAGGCGGAGGCGGCGATTCGTTCGGCCAGGCGGCGGACGTTGCGGGAGAAGTCGCCGTCGACGCTGGCCAGGGTGGATCGTTCGAGGGCGCGGGCCGCGGATTGGGCGACGTAGGAGACGTGGCAGTCCTGGACCCGGGCGGTATCCACCAATAGCGGCAACGCAGCGGCGGCATGGTCGGGGGTCAGGCCGGCCCGTTGGATGATATCCAGCGCGGCCAGTTGGTCGATCAGCGGGTTATAGAGACAACGGGCCTCGGTGACCGGGACCAGGTAGCCGCGGCGGCCGGGCCGCATGATCCGCCAACGGCGGCCGAGCCGGGCCAGGACGAAGACCCCGCGGCGGACCCCGATCTCGATCTGGTTTTCCATTTCGGCCCGCGTGGCCCGGGCCTTCTTCATCCGTCGGCGGCTGAGTTTCATGGGTTGGGGCCCTCAAGTTGAACAACCGGGATGGCGTCAGTCGGACAGCGATATACCCACTCGACGTCGCCAACACGGTAGCGGCGGGGTCGCATCGCCTCGAGTTCCATAACCTGGGCGATCAGGTCGGCGTTTATCTTGGCCAGCGCGACGATACACTCGTGGGCGGGTCGGCCGGCGCGGTGGAAGGCGGCCACAACCGCGTTGTTGCGGACGGCGTCGGCGTAGCTTTCGATCGGCGGCGCTTTCACGGACGGGGCCTTTCTCTTGGCGGCGGAGGAATGGTCGCGGGCGTGGGGATACTAAAACGGTCTTGCCGTTACTCCCGGGCGAATGTTGGGATTGTCGAGGTCGATTCCCGGCGGGTCGTAGACGGTTAGCTCGGCCTTGGCCGTCGCGCCGCGGCCCATGCGGTGCCAGCCCCGGGGGCCCATGCCGGATAGGTGGCGGTGGCCTGTGTGGGTGCGGTGGATCGAGTAGGGTTTCCATCCGTAGGCGATGGGGTCGGCCTCGGGCGTGTTGCAGTTGGAGAGCTTGGCGGCCAGGGCCGCGTCTTCGCCGTTGCTTTGGTCCGGCGGGTAACCCCCGGCTTCACGGAATACATTGCAGGAAAAGGCCCAGGCGGCGTGGTAGCATTTCCAGGCCGGGTCGGCCGGGGTGTTGGTGGCGATCTGGATCAGGTCGCCGGACCCGTCGCGGGTAACGTCGAGCACGACCGACGGGCGGATCCAGTCGGCATCGGAGACGGCCATCGTCTCGGCCTGGGCTTTCAGGGCGTGGGGCAGATAGAGATCGTCATCGTCCCAGGGGGCAATTACGTCGGTGTCGGGGTCGATCAGGCTGGCCGCGGCGTTGCGCTTCTGGCCGAGGCTGTCGAAGCGGACACCGGTCGAGACGACCCGCCAACGGTCGCCGGTCGGCTGGTCGGGGTACTGGCCGGCGTCGTCAAGGATCACCAGCCGGCGGTTTTCGTAGGTCTGGCGCTCGAAACAGCGGATCATCTGGCCGAGTAGCTCCGGCCGGCGGAACGTACAGCAAACGGCGGCGATTCTTAGTTGCGTGCGAGGGCTTCCGGGAGTATGGGGGCCGGGTGAAGCGGGACGGGGCGAGTTGGTCATGGGAAGTCCGAAGGGTGAAGGGTGAAGGGTGGATTGATGATTGCCGATTGATGATTGCTGATTGTTGAAGTGGAGCGTATTACCTTCGGCAATCAACAATCGCCGATCATCAATAGCCAAATACCTCGTAGTCGGCGGCGTAGTAGTCGGTAAGGGCTTGGGCGGAGGAGAGGGAGAGGGCCAGAGCGGACAAATCAAGTGGGTACTGCGCGGCGTTTTTGTGTGGCAGGGGATGGGCGCGATGATCGAGGCCGCAGTAGTTGGCCAGGCGGGCGTAGTCCTGGGTCAGGTTCTCGTAGCGGCCGACGAAATCGACGATGATTTTTCGCGGGCCGGCACATAGGAACCGATGCTGGGGGCGGAAGTGGACGTCGTCGCGGACGCGCTTCGGCATCGTGGGAAACGCGGCGGCAAAGGCCTCGAGCGTCGCGTAGTCGCGGACCCAGGCGGATATGGCGGCGTTGGCGGTCGCCCAACGGTGGTCGGGCGGCATATTGAAAAGGTAGTGGTAGGCCGAGGCGAAGCGGGTGAGCGGATCGCGGACGAAGCCGGCCTTGACGCATCGCTTCCAGGACGTGGGAGTCAGGCGGCGGCGGACGTCGCGGGCGCGGACGTGGCCGGCCCATTGGTCCCAGATGTCCAGGGCTTCGAAGCTACTGCCCCCGGTACGTGGGACGTGAAAATATAACAGGTTGTATTCGTCGGAGTAGTTGCAGGCGGCGGGGAGGTTCATGGGGCGTTCCTTTCTTTTCCGTGTTTTCCGTGGTTCTCTCGGCGGCTCGGCGTCTCGGCGGTTGGCTCGTCTTCCTTACACGGGCCGGGGGCCCATGCTACGGGCGGCTACTTGAACAGGTCGTTCGGGTTCGCCAGCGTTCCGATGAAATCGGCGGACTGGCGCAAGGGGCCGGCCAGGTCGTCGCCTAGGGCCGAATTGCCGATGCCGATGTGTTCGACCAGGCTGGGCGAGTGATACCAACAGGCCAGGCCGGCGGTTTGCAGGAATTTGCCGATCTCGGCGTCGGCGTTGTAGTTGGACTGGCGCGGGCCAAGCGTTTCCACGATTCGCTCCGCCGAAAGGCGTGGAAAAATCCAGGCCTGGGAACCGGCCAGGGCCCAGCCGCGGTTCTGGGTTCGCCATTGGCGGCCGAGGCCCCGGCGGCGCGGGGCGTAGGCGGCCGGGCAGTAGGGGGAGACCAGGCCGATCGTGTCGGGCTCGGCTGGCCACAACTCGCGGTCGAGGTAGTCGGCCAGGCCGCGGCAGAGGATGACGTCGTCTTCCAGTAGAAAGATCGCCTCGGCCTTGGGGCGGGCGTCGAGCGTGGCGGCCAGGGCCGAGAGGTAGGCCGTGTAGTGGCCCGACGGCGGGCTGTCCTCGTGGATCCAGACCTCGGGCCCGTCGTAGCCGGCCTGGGCCAGGCTGGCGACGGCGGTCTGCAGGGTGGCCTTGGGCCGCGGGGAGGTCAGGACGGTGATGGCGAGATTGATTGGCATGGGGCGTTTTCCTGTTGGGATGAACCGCCGAGACGCGGAGACGCAGAGAATTAGACGGGGCAATTGTCGTCTTCGAGGGGCCCGCAACAGGCAATCGAGTGGCGGGTCGGCAGGTCCAGCAGCGTTGTCGGCTGGGCGTAGAATTGGACGGCGGCGGCGCGGGCAACGGCCTCGGTGCAAGGGGTGATCGCGAAAATCGACGACGGGCCAAGGTGCTTTTCGAAGGCGGGGCCGGCGTAGCGTTGGTGGCCCATCACTTCGACAATGGCCCAGGTTTCGGCGGGGGTTTCTTCCGGCATGATTGGTTTCCTTTCTCGGCGTCTCTGCGCCGCGGCGGTTGTCTTACACGGGCCGGGGGCCCATGCTACTTGAGGGATGAAAATAGGGCCTCCCAGGCTTCCCAGATCGGGCCCGGGTCGGTTAGTTTCTGGACGCGGGCGCGGGCGGCGTGGGCCATCTTGAGCCGGCGGGCGTCGTCGTGGTGGAGGAGGTTCAGGGCTGCGACGAAGTCGTCGGGGCCGTCGCATAGAAAACCGGTCGAGCCGTGGCGGACCATTTCGACCCAGCCGCCGCGGTTGTCAACGATCAGCGGGCAGCCGGTGGCCATCGCCTCCAGGCCCACGCGGGGCCAGTTCTCCAGGGCAGAGCCGCCGGGCTGGCAGTAGGCGTGCAACGTGGAGAGGAAATACTCGACGTTCGCGCCGAAGCCGCCAGGCGGATAGGTCAGGACGTGGGTCGGCGGTTTTCCTATGGCCTTTTCGAGCTTGGGCAGCCAGCCGAGGACCAGGGCCGTTTTCGGGTTGTCCACCGCGTCGAAGATCTGCCAGGTGTGGCGGCTGAACTTGTGGCGGTCGGGGCGGCTGATGCGGCCGAAACGGAACGCGTGGTTGGGGCCGCAGCGTTTTTCCGGACGGAACGGGAAATCATCGCAGCAAAAGGCCCCGGGGATCAGGTGGCCGTGTTCGGGGGTGTAGCCGTAGGGCCGTAGTGCTTCTTCGTGGGTGGTCCGTTGGAAGCGGGATTGAAAGACGTAGGCGTCGGCCGGGCCGTTTTGCTTGGCGTCTCGGCGGGTCAGGGGCAGCGGTTCGCCCATGCAATCGACCACCACCAGGCGGCACCAGAAGCGGCGCAGATCGGCGGCGTAGTGCTTGGTGGCGTGTTGGGAGCAGAACAGCACGGCGATCGAGCCGTGCAGATCGGTCAGGTGGGCCAGGTCGCTCAGGTCCTCCGGCGGCGGGAAGATTTCGCAGCCGATACCGCGGAGGCGGTCGACCCAGACGGCGGGGGCGGCCTGGTCGGTGACGACGGAGACCTCGAGGCCGTGTTCGCGCCAGAGGCGGAGCGTGTGCCAGATTTCGGTCTTGGCCCCGCCGATGTCGCCGGGGCTGCCGAAGAGAAAGACGGGGCGGTGCGTGGGCATACCAAAAGCCTCACGTCGCCCCCCGGCCCAGTTCAGACGAGATCAGGATAGCCGGTATCGGGCGGCGGTAGTAGGGGGGAGGGAGGAGGAAGTTTGAAGGGTGAAGGGTGAAGGGTGAAAGAAGAAGGGGCTGCCGGCATCGCCGTGGGTGGCGGGGCTGCAGGATCGCCATTTCCGGCGATGCGGACGTCCAGCCCGACGTTTTCGGCGGTAGGATCCTATCGCCGTCGGCGTCGGTGGCGGCCGACACTTACGGTTCCGGCGTGGTCACCAGGTTTCACCCTTCACCCTTCACCCTTCACCCTTCACCCTTCACTCTTCCACCCGGGGCATGTGCCCCGGCAGAGTCTTGCGGCGTGGTGTTGGTGCCAGTGGCAGGGGGTTCCGGTTTCGGTGCAGGCGCCGGCGGCGACGCTGAACAGGTCGCGGGGGCATTGTTCGCAGATTTGCAGCAGCCGGACGATTTCGCCGTTGGAGCGGGTCGCCTTCCCGTCGGCGACCAGTTCGGCAACGCAATCGGCCAGCGTCCGTTTTTCCCCCTCTTCATCCTTCGAACTTCTGACCGGGCAGCGGCGCGAGACCTTCTCCGGCGGGTAGGTGCCGAGGCGGGTGTGGCCGCAGTCGGGACACCTCAAGGCGTACAGCCGCGGGGCGTTGGGCTCGTCGATCGTCCGCAGCAGTTCGTATCGGCAGCGAGTCATGGGTAAACGGGCTCGATCGTTACCGTGGGCGGGAGGGTTCCGGTGCAGACGGAGCCGTCGTGGTTCTCGGCTCCGTATTTGGTCAGCGTGATCTTGTTGGTCGCCGGGTCGAGGTCGTATAGGCAATCGTCGGCGGTCCGGCTCGGGCCGCGGTAGCGGGCGATCGAGCGGCGGTAATACCAGTCGTCGGACAGGGAAACCAACAGTTCCCAATACCAGGGGGAGGCGGCCCCGACCTTTAGTTCGATGTAGAGGTGGGCAACGCGATTGATCCCGACGAGGTTCCAGGTGCAGGCGGACCCCACCGAATAGGTCCAGACGCAGGGCGCGTACTCGTTCGCCCGGGTGTTGAATCCCTCGAATGCCAGATCGAACAGGCCGGCCACGTTGGGGCAGTAGGCGCAATTGACGGGCGTCCAGCCGCCCGCGCCCAGGTCGAGTTCGAATGTGTGGGGCTGGCCGCAGCGAAACGTACAGTTGTGGCAGAGTCGGCCGCAGGGATACCAGCCGTGATGTTGGGCCATGGCCTTAGCAGTGTTGCTGGGTGATGCGGTATTTTCCGTCGTCGCCGCGGCGGGCGATGCCGCCGGCCCCGGCCAGGCCGTGGAACATCGCCAGGGCAACCCCGCCTGGCTGGTAGATCGTGATGCCGGCCCCGGTCGGGTCGGGGTGGAGGCCGTCCCAGTGGTCGATTACGGTAGCGGCGAAGTAGGCGGAATAGTCGAAGTCGACGTCGGCCGACCAGGTGATCTCCCGGGCCAACTCTTGGAAGTCGAAAATCTCGAAAACGGCCTCCTCGGGCCACAACAGCGCGATGCCGCGGCTTCCGTGGAGGGCGTCGGAGATCCGGGCGCGGCCGACCCGGTCGCCGCGGGTGTCGTGGACGGTAAACTCTTCCGACGTGTCGGTGGTCCAGGAGCCGGCCCCGCTCGGGTAGCGGGCGTAGGCGGTCGCCTGGCCACTCGTGAAGGTCGTCTTGAGTTCGAAGTGGACCGGTTGGGCGCGGCCCTGATTGAGCAACACGGTCGCCCAATACTGGCCGGTTCCATCAATTTCGATACTAAGAAGCTCGGCGGGGCCGTACTCGGCCGGGACGAGTTGGGTGAGGTCGGAGCCGTCGAACCGGGCCCGGTCGCAGTAGGCGGCGTAGGTGGGCGTCATATCGAGCCGGACGGGGCACGGGCCGGTGAACCAGGCCCGGCCGATCGAGCCGTCGGCGATCGGCTCGGCCAGGACGGCAATCGGTCCGTAGTGGGTCGCCGGGGCGTGGCCGGTCGGGATCGGCTGATTGCAGTAGGCCAGCAGGTTGTGTAGCGGGGTGATGGCCGAGGCGGAGACGGTCGGGCCGATCGCGAGAACATCAAAACGGGAGCGGTCGGCGCCGGAGTCGTTTTTGATCAGCGTGGTGGGGAGGCCGGATGTCGGAGGCTGGAGGCTGGAGGAAGGGGAGCGGGTCAGGCGGCGGACGGTTTGGCTCGTCTTCTGCCAGGTATTGAAGCAGTCGGCGGGGATCTCGAGCTTGTCGCCTTGTTTGACGCGTTTGCCTTCGTGGGCCATGACTCAAATCCCCAGGTTGGAAAAGTCGCCGTCGGGGACCACCTTGTTGACGATCACGGCAATCGGCTTCTTGATGAGGATATTCGCGGTCGCGTCGGTATCGGTCGCGTAGCGGGTCCAGAGGTAGTCCCAGCCGAGTTTGTTGATACCGGTAACCGTCCCGATCGTGTGGCCGGTGACGTTGGGGCTGGCCTCGAAGCTGAAATTGATGGCCCAGTCTTCTTCCCCGCGCTGGGAGCCGTCGGCCCCGTGGAAGAGCACCTCGCCGGCGTCGAAGCCGCGGAACGTGTCGTCGTTCTTGCAGCCGGTCAGGCCGTAGAGGGTGGCCTTATAGGCGTCGTCGACGGCCGAGGCGATAATATAGTGGGTTTCGGTCCAGGCGAATTTGGGCACGATGACGTCGCAGCCTTGGACCTTCCCCTCCTCGTCAACTCCGATCGCCTTCTGGAAATTCGGTGTCGGGTCGCCGGCGGGGACGTAGACCGTTTCGTCGTCGGCCTGAAAGCGGGTCTCGGTCCCGCCGCCGGTGGCGAACGAGTAGGACGATTCGCCGGTCGATTTGCGGGCGGTGTAGCCGTAGGAAACGGCCGCATTCCACAGGTGAGCCGTTCCGCCGTCGCCGATGTAGTCTAGGCTGGCCTTCTGGCGGACCAAGGAGAGGCCGCCGACGGTGACCAGGACCGGGGCGGCGGCCAGCAGGGCGAAACGGGCCGTCGGCTCGTCGTTGGTCCCGTGGACGTTGTAGCGGTAGATGGCTGACGATTCGGTCGTCGACCGGCTGTTGATCTTTTCGCTAACCGTAACGGCCATGGGGGCATCCAATCAAGCAAAGGTGGCGGCCAGGGCGGCGCGTTCGGCCATGGCGCGGGTACTCTCGGCGATGTCGGCCGTGTTCTTGGCGGTCTGTTCGGCGGCCTTCTGGGCGGCCGGCTTGTACTGGTCGCGGAACGCGTGAATAGAAAAGGATCCGCGGATGGAGTCGGCGGCGAGGCGGACGGCCTGGTCGACGCCGGCCAGGGCGTCGGGGGCGTTGCCGGCGGGGTCGCCGGACCCCGGGGCCTTCGGCGCTTCGTTGGCCAACGCGTTGGCCTTCGCGACGGCGGCCTCCCATTCGGCCTTGGCGTCGGCCAGGGCCTTTTCTTGTTCGGCGAGTTGCTTTGCTTGGGCGGTCTGGCGGCGGGCGTAGGCGCGGCGGCGGTTGTCTTCCAGCGCGTCGAGCGCGCCGGTCTTGTTGGCCTCGATCTCGGCTTGGCGGGTGGCGGCGTCCTTTTTGATCCTTTTTAGGTCGGCCTTGCGTTGGCCTTGGCGTTCTTTCCGGGCGCTGTCGTATCGGTCGTCGACGGCCTTCTTGCCCTCTTCCAACTCGAAGGAGTCGTCGACCAGGGCCATTAATTCAACGACCCGGTGGGAAATGAAGCGCTGCGTGGCCGTCCAGTTGTCGACCACGAAGCCGGAGAACTTAGCCCAGGCGGCTTGCATGTTGGCCGAGACGGTGGTCCAGGTCGATTGCATCCCATACCAGATTTTGACCAGGCGGGACGAGATCGAGAAATGGGCTTCGGTGATCACATTGGCAAAAAAATGCTTCCAGTCGGTGAGCCAGGCCTTGGTGGCGTTGATGCCGGCGGTGAATTCCATCTTGATGTAGGCCCAGGCGACGCGGACGGCGAGCCCGAGATCCCCGGCGGCAAAGGCTTTGCCGATCGCGCCGAAGGTGGTCGACGCCCGGCCGGCCAGTTCGGCGAACTTGGCCGAGATCCAATCGACCGCTTTGCCAAGCACGCCGGAGGTCTTGGCGAAATGGACCCCCAGGCCGACGATCGCGGCCACGGCCAGGCCGACCGGCGAGATCAGCGCGCCGATCGCGGCGGCGACCGCGCCGAGCACGGTCCCGGCGACCGAGACGATCGTGGCCAGGCCCGACAGGGCGAAGCCGGCGGCGGTGGCGATCGTCCCCAGGGCGACCAGGCCGGCCCCGATCGCCCCGACCGCGGCGGTTACCTTGGCGATGGTGACGACCAGGCCTTGATTCTTGGAAATCCAATCGGCCAGGCCCTTGGCGAACTTCTTGACCGAGACGGCGATCTTGGCCAGCGGCTTGGCCAGCGCGCCGCCGATCGCCCGGAAGGCGGCCAGGCCGGCCTCGCGGACCTGGCCGAAGGCGTGGGAGAGCGTCGCGGCCATCTTGGCGTAGGCCTCTTCGGTCGCCCCGGTCCGGCCGGCCATGGCGGCCGTGTCGGCGGCAAAACCCTTCAGGTCTTTCAGCGCCGGCAAAATACCCTTGATCGCGCGGATGTTGGGGAAGAGTTTTGCGATCGCGTCGGGCGGGAGTTTGGCAATCCGGGCCATCACGCCGGCCAGGCCTTCGCTTTCGAGCGTGGCCGAGGAGAGGTTCAGCCCCAGCGCGGCGGCGTACTGGGCGGCCTCCTTCGACGGCTTCAAGAACGACGTAATCACGGCGTTGACCGACGTCAGGGCGTTGTCGGTCTTGATGCCGTTGCGGGTCAGCGTGGCGATCATCGCGCCCAGTTCGTCGAGCCCCACGCCGGCCTGGGCTGCGATCGTGGTGACGTTGCCGATCGACGGGGCCAACTCCCCAAACGTAGTTTTGCCCTTCTTGACAATACTAAAAAGCCAATCCGAGACGTCGCCGGCGTTCTCGGCGGCCAGGCCGTAGGAGTTTAGAACGGTGGTGATCGCGTCGGCGGCGGTCCCCGTGTCGGTCATGCCGGCCTTGGCGGCGCGGGCCGAGACGGCCAGGACGGCCAGGGCCTTTTCGGCGGGGACGCTGGCGGAGAGGATGTCGTAAAGGCCCTTGCTGAGGGTCTCGGTCGATTCGCCGAATTCCACGGCCATGTCGGAAACGGCCGTCTTGAAGTGTTCGAGGTGTTTTTCCGGCTCGGCCAGCATCGTCGAGACGGCGGCCATTTGCGTCTCTAAATCGGCGAACGCCTTCGCCCCGATTACCAGCGGGGCCGACATGGCGGCCGAGGCGGCCAGCATCGACTTGCCCATGGCCGTGGCCGAGGCCCCGAAGCTCTTGAGCTTCTTGGACCACATGCGAAGGCCCGCGGCGGCCTTGCCGTCTTTGAGGTACAACTCGATGAAGGCCGCCCCGGCCTTGATGGAGGAAGCGCTAACCATGGCGGAAGTTTGAAGGGTGAAGGGTGAAGGGTGAAGGGTTGATTGATGATGGCCGATTGATGATTGATGATTGTTGAAGTGGGAAGGGCGGCGTTTCGCGTTCTTCCTTCGTCAATCGACAATCGGCAATCATCAATCGTCAATCCGTTCCTGGGCTATCTCCGACCATCACGCGGCGCAAGACGTCCCAGTGGGCCTTGCAGGGCGGGTGGTAGTCGTCGGGCTGCGGTCGTTCGGCCGTCGGGTTCATCTGGCTCGGGGTTACGCAGTCGCTTTTCTTCGCGCAATTGCAGTTGTGGAGCATGGCCAGCAGGTGGGCCGTCCGGTTCCAGTCGTGGGCTACTCGGGCGTTGGTGGCGGTGACGAGATCGCGGAAGGTCCATCCGGCGGGGTCGACTCCGATGATTCCGGCACACTCGGCGACGATTCGCCAGGGGTCGAAAGGATCTTGTCGATCTCCTCCTCCGTCTTGGCTAGCTCGGCCTCCATCCGCTGGTCCATCTTCGGGCTCTTGAGGATCGAGGAGGCGAGTTCGATAGCCTTCGCCTGATACTGCTTGTGCTTGGCGATCGTCTCCAGCAGGACGGCCCTCTTGGGGCCCGGGAAAAAAAGCGCGAGGGCCTCGAGAAAGGCGTCGGTGGCGGCCTGTAGCGCGTCGCCGGCCAGGGCCTGGCCGAATTGCTCGTCGGTCGTCTCGCCGACGCCCGGCTCGACCAGGACCCAAAGGACGTCGACGAACGCGACCGGGTCGAGGGTGAGACGCTGCAACAGGTCGGAGGTCAAAACCTCCATCAGGTCGACGTCGAGCCGGGCGCGGACCCGGCGGACGTCGGCCACGGTGATCGAGACCGTCCACTGGCGGCCGTTTTGGTCGGTAAAGCTGGACATTATGCAAAACTCGTTGAAGGTGTGGGGATGGCGGAAAATGCCTCTTCTCCGGTCCTTCCCCTCCCCTGGTCGGTCGGGGCCTCATTCACTACCCGGGCGGGATGCCGTAAGCGGCTCGGGGCTTCGGAACCGGCCCGGCTTCGGTTCGGTCACCAGTCAACCAAAATCAACTGGGGATGAAGTCGCTATCGAGGAGGATGCCCAACTTGAACGTGGCCTCGACGGTGGTCGAGAGGTTCGAGGCGACCACGTTGACCACGTCGACGCCGGCCAGCGGGTTGGTCAGGCCCATTTCGTCGGCGTAGAACCAGGCCTCGTTGGGCAAGAGAAGCTGGTTGTGGACGTCGCCCTGGTCGCCGGACCCGTCGAACGACTTGAACAGGCAATGGCCGCCCTTGTCGCAGTGGGCGGCGATCGCCTTGATTTGGTCGCCGTCGAAGAGCATGTCGACGTTAGCGCAGGGGGCCAGGTAGACCGTAGCGTCGTCGGGCGTGGCGGGCAGGGCGGTCCCGGACCCGTTGGCCAGGACGTAGTCGTAGTTCGACCCGTTGGGCGTAACGGAAACGACGTCGCAGCCGTAGCGGCACTGCAGGACGCCGTCGGCGTACCAAAACAGGTCGGCCCACTGGCCGGCGGAAATGTAGGTCTGCGTGGCGACGGTTACGGTCTGGGTGCCGTAGGTCCAGGTTACGGACTCCTTGGCGACCGGCAGCGTCAGTTCGGCCGATTGCTGGGCCCCTTCGGTCCGAATGAGCGTCGATTGAATCGAGAGGCCCCCGATCTGAATGACCGAGGACATGGTGGCATTGGCCATCGTGATGGCTCCTTGTGTTGGTGGTTATCCGCCGCTGGCCGGGACGTAGTCGTTGTCGAGCAGGACGGCCAGCTTGAGTTTGGCGGTGGTGGTGGTGGAGAGGTTCGAGGCGACCACGTTGACCACGTCGTCGCCGGCCAGCGGGTTGGTCCGGCCCATTTCGTCGGCGTAGAACCAGGCCTCGTTGGGCAACAGAAGCCGGTTGTGGACGGCCCCCTGGTCGCCGGACCCGTCGAACGACTTGAACAGGCAGTGGCCGCCCAGGTTGATGTGGGCGGCGGCGGCCTTGATTTGGTCGCCGTCGAAGGCCAGGTCGACGTTGGCGCAGGGGGCAAGGATCGGGCTGATGCCGTAGGTGTCGTAGGAGTATTGGGTCGGCAGCGAGTCGCCGGACCCGTTGGCTAGCGTGACGTCGTAGTTGTCGCCGTTGGGCGTGATGGAAACGACGTCGCACCCGTAGCGGCAGCCCCAGCCGCTGGTGGAGCTATACCAAAACACGTCGGCCCAGTCGCCGGCGGCGATCGCGTCGTCGTCGGCCACGGTGATCGTCGACGTGGCGGCGGTCCAGTTGACGGCCGCCTTGGCGACCGGCAGCGTCAAGGCGGCGGCGAGTTGGGCGGACTCGGTCCGGATAATCGACGACTGGATCGAGAGTCCGCCGATCTCGATTACCGCGTTATGGGTGGCGTGGGCCATCGGGTGGGCCTCCTATGTCGGGGCTCAGACCCAGGCCGGCGCGCGGGTGCTGTAGGTCGGCTTGGCGGTAACCGTGACAGTAACCGCCTCTTCCAATTGCTCGTTTCGGGAGAAGTTTGAGATCGTGAAATCGGCGTCCAGGCCTTGGCCCGCGCCGGCGACGTCGTCGAGCACCGCCAACGCAACGGCCGTGTTGTTGAACCAGGCGGCCTTGATGGCGTTGAAGGCGGCGTTGGCCGGGTCCCAGACCATTTCGAATTCCACGCTGCCCTCTTTGAGCGTGGAGACCATTTGCCGCCAGCCGTTGGCCCCGCGGGTGGTGACGTCGGCCTCGGCCTTTTCGAGGTTAAGCGTCACGTTGCGGACGTTGTCGACCAGGTTGGCCGCCGTGGAGCCGGCGGTGCCCCAGTAGAGCTTGCAGTCGAGTCCTAAACGGTATCCCATGTGTTTTCCCCTTGTGTTAGGTGGTTGGCAGCAACGCGGGGAAAACGCGGGGTTGGGCGGTTCTTCTCGGCGGTTGGGTGGTTTGGGTCAGTAACGGACGGAGCGAGCCCAGAACTTGGACAGTCGCGGGCGGATCTTCTCCAGGGCAGTCGACATGAACGGGCGCTCGGGGTACTGGTCGCCGCGGAAACGTTCGCCGTGTTCGTGGGCGGCCCCGGCGCGGCCGATGATGCGGTAATCGGGGCCGACGAGGCCCCAGGTCTTGGCCGCGTTGAGGTAGTAGAGGATCGACGTTTTCAGCCGGCGGGTGGGGCTGCGTGGCGGCTGGCCTTCCGGGCTCGGGTCGCCGCTCTTGTTCGGCTTCTTCAGCGATCGACGCGCGACCACACGCAACAGGCGCAGGGCGTGGCCGAGGTTCTTGATGTCTTCCTTCTTGCGGGTCGCTCGGACCCGACGGAAGTTGTCGCGGGTTTGGACTTTGTAGCCGATCATGGGGTTGCTGGTTAGTTGATGGCGGCGGCGATCGCATCGGCGAGCGCGGCGTAGCCGGCGGAGGTCGGGTGGATATAGTCGCCCGGTTCCTGGGCAAGCAGGCTGTCGTTGATGACAGAGGAAACGTCGATATTCTGTAGGCCGTTGGCGCTACACCAGGAGGCCATCGCGGTGTTGTAGGCGTCGAACTCGGTGTTCCAGTAGTCGGCATCGTGGCCGCCGGCCGTGTAGCCGTCGGCGACGTGGTACAGACTCATTCGGGCCAGGGTCAGGCCGCCGGCGGCGGCGGCGGCCTGCATGGCCGCCCAGTGGCCTTGGTGGGTGGCGATGGGCATTTCCGCAATGGCGTCGTTGAAACCGAAACAAGCAACCACGCACGCCCCCGGGGCGGCATACGCCGAAACCCGAGTTGTCCATTGAGATTCACCCCAGGCGGCTGTCTGGCTGCCAAGGCCGCAATTCATGGAGGCGGCGGCGCCGATTCGAGCGCGGATCAGGCCGGCGAAGTTGCAATCGATCGAGCGGCGGCCGGCTGCGTAGAAATCGGAGTTCAGCGCGCCGGACCATTGGGAGCCGGTGAGCGACGCGCCGATGGTTACACTGTCGCCGTAGGTCAGGACGTCGGGCTTCCAGCCGCGGAACTCGGCAATCAGGTAGCTATTCGTGCTGGTATACGGCCAGTCGCCGGCGGCGAGCTTCTCGCCGTTGGCGAAGTGTAGCTTGCCGGCTCCGGATGCCCCGTAAGTGGCCAGGCGCTCGGCTCCCTGACGTTGGAAGGTGAGGCCGATCGAGTCGCCCGCCTGAATCTCGATCGGGTTGTCGAGGCTTACCCAGGTGGCGTGCGGAATCTGACTATTCGGCAACGTCGATTGGCCCACGGGCGTGTAGGCGTCGAGCGATGCGGCGTCGTTGTCGCGCCAGGCACGAATCGCGGCGTATTGTAGCGGGCCGTTGGCGGCCTCGTCGCGGAGGTAGTAGCGCACGGAGGTGACAGGCCCGTCGATCAGCGAGCGGGCGGCGATCGAGGCGTCGACGGCCGCCGTCGTGTCGGGGTAGGGCCAGCCCAATTCGGAAGCGGGCGACGTTTCGCATACTCCCCCCTATTTCACTTCCTCGAAAGCGCGCGAAGCGGCGGCGCGGCGGAAATGGC